CGTTCCTTCATGGTGATAGAGATTACCGGATGGTCTGCCTTGGATGGTTCGGGGAACCCGTCATCAGACTCGACCTCGATATCGATAGTCCAGATAGAAACCTGAGTAGGATCGAATCCGATTACGCCAGGATACTGTTCCGCGATAAACTGTGTGACATAGTTGGTGGTACCGAAGATCTTGAAGTTCTCGACACCATCGTAACGTTTGGCGAAGTCACCCGCCTCTTTCATATTACCGAACGTGATCGGTTCTACGTTAGATCCGTCTAGACCAGTCCAACGCGATTCGCGCTTGTTGGAAGGAACAAACATCGTAGGTTTGAATGGGATCTTCTTCTTGACACGGAGACCGTTCTCGATCCCGCGATATAATAGATTGTTGCCGTAACGTGCAACTGACGTGTAAAAATCCATATGGACTCCTCATAATGTAGGTGGTATTATAACACAGTTGGCCGGTATTGTCAATCAATAACGTGAAAATATGGATGTCTTTCCCAAGGTTTTTCTCTGAACCTATTTACGTACCCAGTATGGTCTTGTGTCACCTTTAAGGATTTCTTAATTACTTGGGTGGTAGGTATTGGAACCCATTCAAGTGATTCTTTCTTTTGTTTGATTTCTTCGGGGGTGAAGGGTGGATTGATTCCTCGAGCAAGGTTATAGTCGAAGTTGTAGATCCTTCTCATGTCTCTATCAGTTTTACCCCTACCCAGTTCTGTACAGTTATGCCAAGGGGCAACGAAAGTCTCGTGTCGGAGTTTATACTCTTTGTCTCTACAATAATGATCGGTGATGTAGGTTTTGAACAATCTCTCCATACAGGCATATGGCCCACCATTGATAGGGAAACCCCGATTATCACCTTTAGTCAATATATGATGTGACCATTGAGCAAAGGACTTATCGATCCGATAACAACCCATGAACAGACCTATGTTAGAATACACATGAGTGAGTCGGTGACTGAGGTAGACTTGTCGTCTGAAGTTATCTTCTTGTTCTGGAAGCAAGAATGTATCGTGTTCCGTTACCCAGAAGTCTTCGTCTGTGAGAGAACGTTGTCTGATCAATTCGAAATGGGAACATATCCCAGCCTTCTCTGAAGGACTCATTTGTCGTTTTTCGCTGTCTTTCTTATCTAGTCCCGCAAGACTGACTTTCCAGTTATACTTTGATTCGATGTTTTCCCAATCTTCGTGTTGGGGAGTGATGGCTTCGAAAGGTACTATTTCTACTATATCTGATACTGGTTCGAAAGACTTTTTAGATATTTCGTGATACTCCATCGAGACAGGATTGTCCGACATTACTATCTGGTAGAACTTGAGTTTCTTTCTCATAACAACCTTATAAAGAAAGGGGCCATTGCTGACCCCTTGTAATTTTAAACTAGTGGTGCAAGTGCAAATGCAGTAGTAGCAAACGCCACTATAAACAATGCGACTTCCATTACCCACTCGGCCGAGTTTCTGCACGACCGTGATCTAAGGGCTTTCATATTTAACCTCGAAAAATTAAGTGATAGAAATTTTACGAGGACGCTTCTCTTCGGGTAATACTACCTTCAAATTAATGACAAGTATACCATTACTGTAAGAAGCTCCGTCTACTTCGACATATTCACTCAAGCGGAAAGTCCGTCTAAACTTCTTGGTAGAGATCCCTTTGTGGAGGTATTCGCCCCCTTCCGGTTGTTTACTCTCACCGCTGACGCTCAACGATCTTTCTTTCTGCTCTATACCCAAATCATCTTCTTCGAATCCGGCACAGGCCAGTTCAATAGAGTATTCGGTTGCACTTCGTTTGACAATATTGTGCGGGGGATAATTATCCTTCGCATGTCTTGAAATGAAATCGAGTTCGTCCAGTAGATGATCAAATCCTACAAACGATGCTCGTGGAAATAGTTGTGATGCTTTTGTATTAGTCATATTGTTTCTCCAATATATTATTGCAAGAGTTATACGGGTACCGAACCATTCGCGTACCCGCAGTTATTTATACTTAGTAATACTTTTGTTAGACGTTATAACTAAAAGTAATGACCTAGAAGTATACACTAGGGTCTGGATTACCTTCGACACCAAAACTAAATGTTACCCGACTAATCTCTGGTACCACTTGGTGATGTGTGCCACGGGGAATCCATATGTAATCGCCAGGCTTGAAGTCGAAGAACTCGTCATTGTTGACACCTTCAACCTTCAGTTGTAACGTGGAGATTACCTGAACCAAGAACACATCCATCGAATCTTTGTGCCAAGGATAACTATCACTAGCATATCCAAATCCACTAAACGCAATGTTTGTGATCTTGTTTCCGTGTAACGCAAATGTATCTTGCATTTCTGCCTCGATCTTCTTTGCGAACTCTGGTGCGGATGGTCTATCGTGAAAGGCATTAAGACCTATCCGCATTTTACTGGTGTTGGTATCACAAGCGTCTTTTGGGTGAGTATCCAACATGGCCATATACTGAGACCAGTCATATGTCATTTCGATAGGAAGTGTACCACGGAAAGGTCTCTTCTCCGCAATACAATCTTCTTTATCATCTCCGTCAAATATACCAAAAAATTCCATCACTTGTTACCTATATTATATTTCGGACAGAGTTCCCACTCGTCCTTCTCCTTAAATCCAATGATTTTAATCTGTCGCATTGGAGCGCAGTCTTTTGCAACTTCGGGTGTCTGGATCTCTACGAGTCCCCAGTCAGCCAATAGTGTTGCGATAGTGTTTCTTCTCTGAATGTCCGATAGTTCGAGGTTAGATTTCTTGCCATCCAACATAAACAATTCTTTGAAATGCACAATAAAGTATCTTCCCTGTTTGTGCAATATATGACAACTTTGAAATAATTTATTCTCTTTACGAGACGCAACGCCAATTCTGGTAAGTGTTTCCCTTACCTTGAGAAAGTCGTCTGGTTCCGTCAAGGTTATCTCTAACATTTTAGAGACACTCCATTCTACGATATTATTTTCGTCCACCTTTTTTCACCTTATTTTTTATTATTGCAACTTGATCGGAGGATAAAAGAGGGAGGATTTGAATGGCTTTAGCATTACTATATCCATAATATTCTCTTACCGCATCAATGTCACTGTCAGTTTCGGGTTTAACCCATTTGGAAAACCTTTTACGTTTCCTAACTATATTTAGTAAAAACTGAAATTGTAACCTTGCATCAACTTGCCAATAACGATTCATTTCATTTGCAAATAAAACAGTGTCATTGAAGTAAGATAGTGACCGATTGATCATAAAAGGATTGTAGGCCTTCTCTGACTCGCGATCTATAATTATATCTTTCTTCTCGAACGTGATCTGTTTTACTATCTCAAAAGGATTCATATTTGTTCTACCTTAGTACCACAATCAAAAGGGGATAAAATCAACTTGTTTGCACCAACCATTGATATAGTCCTTTAAATAAAAATTACGAAGTTTAGTCATATGTTCGGGGTCAATCGCACCGTTGTATAACTTCAATTTGGTCTTGTTCTCATGTATATTTGTTATCTCTCTCTCACACTCAGTTGCATCTTGTAGGAATGCAAGTAACTTGGGTAACTCGTCAATATGATAGACCATATCATAATCTTGAGGTAGTCCCATATAGTAGGTCTGAGTATAGAAGTGGTTGTCACTATACTTACCTTGTTCTAGATCATCAATCACTTGATCTAACTCTATAGCAATATCAGGAAGAAACTTACCTTTCTTGATATAGTATGACCGTAAAGCCATGATAAACTCACACGCAGACTTGAACCTATCAATCGGATCACGCCTTACTGCAATACGATAAGAACCCTTGCGGAAAGGGATGTCGAACATATCACATTTCAATGATACATTTTTTACCCTTGATTCTAGGGTCTCGTCTGATGTATGTCCCATGACCCTTCGGTATGCTTCCTTTAGTGTAGACATTCCATTCTTGGGACACATACGAACGTCAATATTATTAGGAAAGTATAGGATATTATCCTCTCGTCCCATCATTACACTGCCGTTCGAATTCTTCATAGTCATAATTGTATCACATCCACACCACATTTGTCAAGGAACTTAATACCATCTTCACTCCTCAAGTGAGGTGATCGGTAATAGACAGTACTAATGCCCGACTGATAGATTAATTTCGCGCAATCCATACAGGGGGCGGTTGTTGTATATAGATCCGCATTATAACACGATTCCATACTTCTGGCAACCTTTGCGATGGCATTAGTTTCCGCATGTAGTACCTCAT